GACCTAATTGTGCAAGCTCTTCGTCCGATGCAGCCCCGTCATCTTCACTTTTTGACGCTGGAGCACCCCTTTGGTCATCTTCAGGGCGGTCATCCACGACTTCAATGTCAATTTCACCCGTATCAGCACTCGTTTCCGTCTCCGCAGGAGGCTCAATAGTAGTTCTAACGCCTAAAAACTTGTCTTCTTCGCTCATTCTTCCGGTTTCTTCACTCATTTTAGGCCCTTTCCACGCCTCTGGGGTCTTCCACGACCGCCTCTACAGTGTCATCGTTGATTAAACGGAATTCTTTACCATGAATTTTCAGTCTTGTACCGCTGAATGCCCGAAAAACAACCCAATCACCTACTTCACAATAAGGTCCGTTAGGAAATCGGTTGTAATTGACATAAGCATCCGGCCCCATTGACATAACCCAGCCCACAACCGTGGCAATAGACTCTTCGTGCTGGGACTGTGCTGACTTTATGATGCCACCTTCAGTGGCTTCTTCAATTTCGGGGAGTGCAATTAAGAGTTTGTAGCCTTTTGGCTCTGGTAATTGCGATGCGTAGCGGGGTCCGTCCTCTCCTGCCTCTTCTTCAGACAAGACCATCTGATCCAGAACTTCTTTTGCGAGTGTAGCCACTATGACCTCTCGTTGAATTGTTGCGCCCCGAACGGGCGTTGCGTCCTACTAACTAAAATTCTTTAAACTTATCTTCCAAATCTATTACTTCACGTTCTGCCCATGCTAATCCTTCGATGATGCCGCACATCTTGCGATACTCTTCCATATTTTTTGCCGAACCAAGAGAGAGTAGATCGGCTATCTCATTCATTTGACCTCTTAACTTTTTTCTGAGCAACGAAAAGACATCGTCACTCATCCCTACTCTCCTCTTCTTGCTGCATCTTTAGATTAAGCTTCACGCCTTCAATTTCCTGTTCAGCATCAAACTTTTCCTGCTCCAAATTAAGCTTCATACCCTCAATCTCTTTTTCAGCGTTAAACTCTTCTTGATCTAGTTGAGCTTTAAGCAACATCTCTTCACGATCTTGTTCCAGCGCAGCAGTATCAGAGCGTTCCTTAGCAGCGATCTTCTCTCGCTCAAGCTGTTGCTTTTCTTGGTTCGACTGCTGCGTAGCCGCAAGCTTCTGTTGTTCCAACTGCGACTTGGCCTGATCGGCTTGTGATTTCCGCTGAACATCCTGCTGCCTAATCTGAAGTTCCTTCTCGCGCTGCTGCACGATAGGATCTTTCTGCATCTTCGCGTCTTTCTCTGCTTTGGCCTTGGCCTTCTTTTTGCCCAGCATCTGTTCAGCAGCATCGGCAACAAGTGTACTAAGCCGCTTCTCGACATCTTCTGGTAATGGCTGATTAGTCGGCGGTAGCGGAACACCAAGTTCTTCTTCGATCTGATCACGGAAGATGAATGCCAGATGTTCACGGATATGTGAATCCAAGGCTGCGCCCATAGCACCACCCATCTTGTTGTTCTGCATTTGTTCTTTAATCTGTGGATCATTTTTGAGTACCATATGCACTTTCATATGAGCTTCATGGTCTTGGTACTCAAATGCCTTCACAGGTTTCAGTGTGAGAAGATCCTCGTTCTCACTAACCGGATCTGTAGGACTAATCTCATCAGGCATTGGAACAATCTTGTCCGCATTCGGGATGCCGATCAAATCCATCATCTCACGATGAAGAAGCGGCATGTCATACAGCCCAGGCGATTGCTGCGCTAATTGCATTGCCGCTTGGTATTGCATGATCCGTTGTGCCATAGTGGCCGCATTGGGGTCCGAAACAGGCACAACATCAATACGATCATCAAAGTCTTCAAGCTTGATACCCTCCCCTTCTTCGGTCTCATAAGGATAATCCGGTGATGTATAATCACGGATAATCTCTGCAAGAATCTTATACTCCTGTTTCAGACTGGCGTGAATTCTAGCCTGAATAGCAGACTGCACCTTCATTGCCCGTTCCATGATCGCAAGAGTGGTCCCAACGGGAGCCTCTTGATTCATATCTGCTACTTTGAGATCGGCCATAGACGCGAAGCGTCGGCCTTCCTCCACGATGTTACCCAGCAATTGGTATAAGACCGAAGAAGGTTCTTTATAAGGAAGGAAGGTGATATTGTCCCTGATAACGCCGCCCGGAACATCGACATCCCTGAATTCTCCCGGCATGATGGGCGTATCATCGCCCTTGATTCTCAACCCACGGGTTTTCAATCCCCCAGGCAAGTTGGACAAAGTGCCCGCATCAACGAGTTGACGCAGCAGACTCGTCGCTGATTTCGCGAGTCCACCGATCATATGTATCAATCCAAGGTTATAGAACCCGATCCCAGGAACGTATCCGTAGTGGACGAAATGTTGTTTCTTTATTCGATGTGGATCGTCTTCGGCCCAGTTCCTGTAAATCGATAGAATTGTGGAACTGCTCTTATCGATAGTTACAACGTAAGGCAGTGCAACTCCATTGGGGTCTTCAAACCCTGGTACATCAATATCACAATGCATTTCAAGCAGTTGATGCCGTTCGTTATCATCCCATGAAGGAGTGACGCCACCAATCTCGTTGAACTTGCTTGTGATCGGATTGTCTTCTATATGCGAAGCAGTGAGTTCCACATCACGGTAAAAGCCACTGACTTGCAGCTTCCTGACCTGATTAGTACTACGGTTCATGACATGGGTATAACGTTCAGCCTGTTCCAATTCGGATTCATTATACGACACAACAAAATCTTCCGCCGGAACAAACATCGAAGTCGGTCTGCCCAACGAAGGATCGAAATAGATTTTGCGGAATGCAGAGCCAGCAAGTGGCAGACTGAACAAAAGCTTTTCGGTTTCAGACCGATATTCGGTCATCACTTCGATAAGCTGATAGTTCATGTATTCTTGGACACGCCGTGCTTGCTGCTCACGATCATCGGTAAGAACACCCCAGATCTGTGTTTTGACCGGACCCTTGGCTGGCATGATTTCCTGAATCGTCTGCGCCTGGAACCGTACTACAGCTTCGGAAAGCATCGGATGGAAAACGCCGCAAGCTCCAGCCCACGGTGTAGTACGATCTTCGATCTCAAGACCTAGCTGGTCGAGACCCTCTTTGTACGTTTCTTCCCAATCCGAACGGCTACTCTTATCGGAATCGAACATCCCGATACAGTCGAGTGCCAGGGTACGGAGTTCGTCATCATCAATGTGTTCAGCCAAATTGGAATCGAATTCTTCTGCTCCGGCACCCATGAGATCTGCCATGGGATCGAAATCAATCTCGACACCGCCGTCTTCCAATTCCGTAACCATGGAATCGCCAATAGGCATTTCCTCTTCTGCGACCATAAGCCCTTCTGGACCCATATCAAAATCATCTTGATCAAAAAGTCCGTTAAGGGGTTTATCTATAGCCATCTACGATCTCCATCAATTTTCAAAGCGCATATCGTAACGGTCTTTCCACATCCGGTATCTGTCTGTCCGCTGGTCTATTGAGTCCAGCAATGACTGCATGACATACTGATAATCCTGCCTATCCATAAATTTTTCCAACTTTCTTTCATGTTTCGCATTAACCGCAGGACACAGTAGCAATCCCTGCTCATCACGACGGCTGTATACGCCATCCAAACCCTTGTCCACAAGGGCTCGCATTCCACCTTTAACCCATTCAGGATAATGCCCAGCTTCCATCAAGTCTATTCCTCCCCTGACGATGCATCGTGCAACATCCGCCTTCGTGTGCCCCACACCATCTGATTGAACGTCATCGACAATCGCGGCAAAATCCAACGTGTCGGCCATTAAAACCTCCCTATCCGGTACATACTCGTTGGAAAAGGAATCTAGTTGTTCTGACATTTTAACTCTCCATCAGGGTTGTGAGACGCTCAATAATGGTATCAAGCTCCGGTAGCCAGCGGTGCTTGGGGTCCAATTTAGCCAAACCATTCCTACGCTGCGTAGCTACAGAACGGATAGCCAATACGATTTTGATGTCAGCGGGGATCGGAGGCGGTAGCTGTGCAGCCGTTGTTGCAGCCAGATCCCGGTCATACTCATCACTAGACTGCGCCAGCACCTTTACACGAGTGCGCTCCGGCTGACTCATAGCCGCCAAATGCATTGCCATCGACAACTTTTGGGTATGATTCGTTTCCGCTTCATTAACCAAGTCGGACAACACACCGCGATCATCGTTGTTTATCTTTTTTAACACTTCGTCCAACTCAGCACTCTCGACTTTCTTTTTTGCTTCTTTCAATGACATCGTTCCGTTGATCACAGGTTCCACGAGTTCAGGCTTCTGCTTTCGTATCTTCTTCGCTTCCTGCACATACTGATGGTTCGTCTGGAAAGTTTTAGCAGCTTCATCGCGTGACTGAGTCGCTTCAGCAATTTTTTGCTTAAGCGACTTTCCATGAGTCGTTAATCCATGCGCTTGCCTTTCGCGAGCTTCTGCTTCCAAGACATCCAAGATATCTGGATCTGCTGCGATCATCGCACGTTGCTGACTTGTGAGATGTCTGCGCTGAAGATTTGTCGAGACAATCCATTCGCCAGCGGTTACACCATCAGGTGCGCTCCATTCGGTTTGCTTAGGCGCGATGCCCAAGTCATTACATGCTCTAACACGATTACGTCCATCAAGCAGTTGATTATCGTGAAACACCACGGGATGTAGCTGGCCGCGATCCTTTATGTCCTCGACAAGCTCTTCATACTCATGACCCATCAACAACGGAAACTTCTTTGCTACTGGATGAATATCAATCATAACAGCTACCCCCTTTTAGGTTGGAATTAATAATAGTCTGCTTTGCGCCCTGGAATCAACTCGTCCATAGGATAGTCGCTATGCATACTGATAAAGCCACCCTGCCTGAATCTCATAAGTGCTTGTGTAGACGAATCTACGAGATCATCGTGGTCACCGTAAGGAAATGCCGCAAACTGTTCTATCACTTCTTCAGCCCACCGGGTCTTCGGAGCATAAACGTGCCCACTGAAAAAGAGATCAGATACCGCGTTCACCCTGGCAACCTTATCCTTGCCTCTACCAGGCGTGTACTCCGCAACAGGAATACCGATTCTACGAAGCTCAAAGATCAGAGGACTACCTGCCGCTTTCGCTTCCACGATAAACGCATCGGGGTCGTACTCCTTGTACATCTCATACGCACGGACCTTGAGGTCGGGAAACTCTAGACGTTCCTGCAACGCATCCAGCAGAACAATCTTGGCTTCACCATCCTCCGTATAGAAAACGCCCCAAGTCGTGCAAGCACTGTAGTCGGCGGTTTCCTTTGCAAGGAATGCCGTGTCCCACGATTGGATCACGAACTCGCAGTTGGGCGGCTTCTTTTCTTTCCACTCCTTCCACCACTCGCGCTTGATGATCGCGCCTTCTTCGGAAGTGGGATCTTGTTGATACTGTGCACTCCACTTTGGAACCGGAAGCTCTGCTCGCAGAGACTCAAGCTGATCCAGAGGCCAGAAACCAGGCCACAACGGTTTACCGCTTGGAAGGATTGCAGGCAGTTCGATGATTTCCCACTCGTCAGCACCGCCTCTTTCGATAGATGCTTTCAGAATGCTGCCCGTTAGATCTTTAGTTGACCAACGGGTCATCACCAAACAGATAGCCCCTCCAGGCTGCAACCTCTGGCGAGGACCGGAAGTGTACCACTCGTAGGTTTTGTTGTAGACATCGGGATCGTTCATAGCGGCTTCCTGTTCTGAGTGGGGATCATCCACGATCAGGATATCCGCACCCTTACCAGTCACCGCACCACCAACTCCGATAGCGAAGTAGTCTCCTTCCTTATTCGTGTTCCAACGTCCAGCAGCTTTCGAGTCCACACTAAGCGCGACACCCGGAAATATCTTAGAATAGTCATTAGATCCAACGAGGTTACGGACTTTACGTCCGAAACCAACAGCGAGTTCCGCTGTATGAGCAGTTTGAATTACCTTACGGTCAGGAAACTTACCCAAATACCACGCAGGGAAGAAATGTGAAGCAAACTCAGACTTGGTATGACGAGGCGGCATGTTGATGATAAGCCGCTTCAGTTCACCACTCGCTATACGATTAAACGCATCTGCCATAACACGATGATGATTACCTTCGATGAACGCAGGCCAGACCTCTTTAACAAAAGCCAGGAAGTCACTGTTAGCTTCATCGCGTACACGAGCATCCGCCAACTCATCCAGAAGAATGAGGATCTCGCGCTTCTCACCAGGGGGCAGCGTGTCGAGTTGCCCAACTACAGTTTCGATATCCACTTTCAAAAATTACACAAAAATTTTTCTCCAGAAAAGAGGGGGGCCTATTCCTGAGAAAAAACTCCCCTTATTAGTACTAGTATATACTAGCTAGTAAGAACTAGACCAGATACATACTAAAAAACAAAAAACCTAGATTAAACCAGCTAGATAGAATCTATGTACCACGAAAACGAAAATGACACGTTTGAGAATGTACTTCCGAAGTACAGAATCACGCCAGAAGAAGAACTGGTAATCAATAAAGCCGTGATCGCATACCAGATTCACAAATTCAAAAATAGAATCGTGCGAGACAAGAATGAAAAATGGTCCAGCGAAGATTATCTGGAAGCATATCCAGAATATTTCGAGAGACACGGCAAAAATAAACTGAGATCGAAAGGAAAAACCGCTTCAGACATCATAGATGACCATTTCATAGAAAAAGGTGAAAGTACAAACACTATGCGTTGGTATAATTTAGTAAGATGTGTTATAGCAATAGGTGAACATATAGCAAAGTATGAAATGGAGCTATAGGACGAGCAAAAC